CGCCACCGGGGAACTCCCACTTCCCCGAAGCCGGGTCCTCCTCGTCCAGGGCTCGCTGTAGCATCAGGACCCGCCCCGTGTCCGCCGCCTGGACCGCGAGACCCGAGTGGGTCGGGTACTCCAGCGGGAGCGGCTGGTCCTGCTCCTCGTACTCGTCCGGGTCGACGGCGTCCAGGGCCGAGGCGGTCCGGGCGTGCCAGCCCTCCGGGAGCAGATCCCTGGCGCCGAGAGCGCGGGCCCGCTCGATGATGTGCTTGCGGACCGCCTCCTTGTTGCCCTTGGCTCGACCGAAGGCCTGGATCGCACGCTTCAGGTCCTGCTTGTCCTTGATCGGGTAGGAGCCGTCCTTCATCGCCACACCCTTGTCCGCAGCCTTGCCCCGGGCGCTCTCGGACCACTCTCCGCCGAAAGCAGCGGTTAGGGTCTTGGCTCCCCAGGACTCGGGGACCGAGTCGGGGCACCCCAGCGCCTCGGCTCGCCGGGCCACGTACCATCGGGCGGACCGGTTCCTGGCCGCGAACTTGACCGCTGCCTCCAGGTCCGCCGCGCTTGCGATGACGGGGATGATGGACATCTTGTACTTCCTTACGCGGGAGCGGACGAGGAGTCTGCGGTCGAAGGCTGCCACTGGTCAGCGGGAGCCGAACTGTCTGACGGAGTCGGGGTGCCGCCGGACTCGAGACTGGAAGGGACCGAGTCCCCCAGGTCACCGGGCGCCGGCGAGCCCGGGACCTCGGTGCCGTCAAGCGCGTTGGACAGCGAGTCGGGCAACTCGTTCGCCCCGTCCGCCGACGAGGCCAGGTGCTTGCCGAGGATCCCAGGAAGGGCCTTGGACAGCAGGACCGAGACCACGTCCGGCGGGATGACCGACCCCAGGGCGAGTCGGACGGCCAACTCCTCCTCGGTCGGAGCCTCCTGCTCGGAGAACCCGAAGGCGGACCGCAGGCCGGAGCCCGACAGTTCCTTGCGGTCGTACAGCGCTTGCGCGTCGGTGGCCCGGTCGGGACGGGTGACGATCTCGGAGGGATCGTACCAGATGGTTGCCTTGGCCAACTCCTCCTCGGACCACCCGAGGTCGGCCAGTTCCGGGATGAGGATGATCTCGGTGAGCGCGTCGCAAAGCGCCAGAGCCAGCGGCTCGATGTGCGCCTTGTACATGTTCTCGTCCACGTGGACCGAGTTCGCGAACTTCAGGCCGGAGTAGCCGGTGACCGAGTCCTTGGGGACCTCGAGGCCCTGCAGGATCCGGTCCAGGACCTTCTCGGCCCGGGCGACCAGGAACTCGTCGGTCTTGCGCTCCATGCTGATGTGCTGGATCAGGGCGCCAACCTCGCCGGGACCACGGAGCAGGAGCGGGACCACCGTGTTGGGGTTGTCCTCGTTGGTAACCGGCCCGGTCAGGGTCTCGTAGAGACTCTGCTCGAAGGCCATCTCCTCGTCTTCCTGGACCTCCTGGTCATCGGTCGCCGTCTGGGCGGCGACCACAATCTCGTCCGGGACGAACAGGATGCCGGCGTTGAGCCGGGCCCGGCTGTTGGACCGGATCACCCGCGACAGCAGCAGGAGTTCCTGGCACTCCTCCTCCATCGAGCGCATAGCCGAGTCGGGCTCGAACGAGTACCTGGGGTGCTCGCGCCAGATCCGACCGATGATGGTGTTGTCCTTGTCCAACTCGGTCGGGAGGGAGGCAATCGAGCGCTGCAGTTTCAGCGTCCCGGACGCCTCCACCTTCAACTCGGTGGTGGACTTGATCGTCCAGGACCCCCGGTGCTTCATCAGGTAGCACTCGCCGGGGACGTTCATGTTCAGCGCGTAGTTGCGCATCAGGGACGGGATCTTGGTCTTGCGGAAGGCCTCCTCGTAGACCCGCTGCATCTCCAGGGCCCGCTGGGGCGACAGACCGTTGTTCGGACGCTCCGGGGCAGCAGTACCCTCGTCTTCCTCTTCGTCCTCGGCCTCAGGGCGCTCGATGGTGACCCCGTCGACCAGGGACACCGGCGGGGACTCGGGGTCGATGACGACCGCCGGGTAGATCCGCAGGCGAGACAGGATGGAGGCGACCAGGTTGTAGGCGTACTTGATCTCGCCGATCCGGTCGAAGTGCTCCCAGGCCTGCTCCTGCCACGCCATCCGGTAGGTCTGGTTGGCCAGTTCCTGGTTGTACCGACGGTCGTCCAGGGAGAGACGGTTGGCGGACGCAACAATCGGCCTGCGGGCGCCGTAGTTCGCCGGCTTCGGCGCCTTACGCCGGAAGAGCGAGATTCCGTCAGCCACTGAGTTCTCCTAGCCAATCAACGACCTGATTGGACGCGCTGAGCGCCAGCGCCAGTTTAGCCCATCGAGGCACTATCCCGGAACCGATTGCCGCCCCGGCCCAGACGCTGACGCAGTGCGGGCAGTTGACCAGGTACTCCAACTTGGACCCGGAGAGGTGCTCGCTGACCCACTCACGCATGGGCCTCGAGATCTCCTCCTCGGTGATGATCGAGGTCAGCCGGCGGGTTGCGGCCACGTCGAGGGTCAGGTCCAGGACCAGGCTCGAGGAGGCCATCGCCGCCGGGGTTTTGAACGGATTCTTCAAGGAGTCACCTGTCCCAGCGGCATGCGGTAAGAGAGCCGGCATCTGCAGTTGATCGTGGATCTCAGCGGGGCGTCCGGATCGCCCGGGTACTGCAGCCGGTCGCCGTTGATCTCCGGGAAGGGGTCCCGGAGGCGCTCGAAGTGCCCTTCCAGGTCCGCGTGGACCGTCCGGACCTTCCCATCCCGCCGAGTCCTCCAGACCTTCCCCGTGGCCCCGAGAGAGGTGGCGTACGCGAGTTTGACTTCCTCCCTGGTGCGGGTGGTCAGCAGCCGCGACACCTCGGTCAGTCCGTTGCTGAGACGATTGAATGCCTCAGCGGCGGACTCGTGGAGTCCCTGCTCGTAGGTGGCGTTCGGCCCGGGGGCCGTCTCCACTGTCTTGGCCGCGTTCGCGATCTGGACCACCGTCTTGGCAGTGTCGTCCAGGACCTTCTCGACCGAGTCGTAGACCGAGGACCGGATCAGTTCGTGGTTCTGCGGGTCCGAGGTCCTCCCGCGCCAGTCGTGAAGAAACTGGGTGAGCACTCTTTGGCCGTAGTGGGTCAGCAGCATCTTGACTGCCGACTCCAGAATGGCCTTCGCCTTGGCGGGGTTCAGGTCCCGGGCGTCCACCGGGTTGGCCAGGACTGCGGTGATCGCCGTAGCGATGGCGACCTCGGTGGCCACCGAGTCCTGCTCGTCGTACGGATCTACCTCGTCGGGATAGGCTGCCCGGTTGTCGGTCTCACCGCTCTCGGGCGCCTGCTGGCTCACAGCGGGACCAGCATCCTGGTCTCACCCGGGAACGGGTTGAAGGACCGCAGCGGGTTCCCGCAACCGCATCCCGCACCCCGGTTGACCGCGACCATCCCGGACTCGGTCTGCAGGTCCCACCCCCGGACGCTCGAGCCGGAGGAGGAGACCAGGGGCTCGTCGAAGTACCGGATCGCGGTCCCGCCCTGGTTGACGAACACCAGGACACGGGAGTTGGCGATCAGGACCCGGGCCTCGTCGAGAACCGACCCGTTGGGGAGCGACACCTTGGATGGGAAACTGTCCAACGCAATCGCAACCGGCATGGAGCCATTTTACCGTAGACAGCGCGGTTGAGCCAGTGGGTCAAACTAGGACGCTCGCCGGCCCGCAACCCCGAGGGACCGGCCTCGAGCCGGGTTGGACACCGAGGCCTTTCCGCCACTGGTCTTGATCTTGCCGGTCGCAGTAATCACGCCGGTGAATCCGTGGACCATGGCGTCGATCCGGTCGGGGGACTCACCCTTGGTCTCGTGCGGGACCCAGGTGGTCCACTGGTCCTCCAGGAGCGGGAACCTGCGGAACCACTTGACCCGCCCCTGGTCGGCTGCCATGGCCACCGGCTCTGCCCGCAGTTTCTTGGACTGCTTGGCCGTGACCAGTCGGACCCGGATGGTCGGATCGATTGCGTGGATCGCGTCCCGGACCAGGGCCCCGCCCTGGTTCTGCTCAGCGACCACCTCGGCGTCCCAGTCGTTCGCCGCGTCGACCACTGCCTTGGCCCAGATGTGCGGAGCCCCGAAGACGGTGCGGTCGTCCAGCACGTACCCGGTCCGGCGGTACGTCGGCCCCTCCTTGGGAGTCGCGCCGACGACCACGATCCCGCACTCGTCGCCCGGGTTGTCCGACGTGGTCGGGTCTACTCCCACTACCCGGATCGGCAACTTGCCCGGGTCCGACCAGACCCGGTTCTCCTCGATGTTGGACTCGGTGAGCAGGGCTCCCTCAACCGTGTCAGTCATTTTGCCGTAGATCTCTTGGAGCGCCAGCCGGGTCCCGCCGTGGATCGCGGTGACCACGTCCACCGCGTTCTGAGACAGGTGGACGTTGTCGTACGTCGAGGCCTGATTGTAGATCGCCAGACGCGGGTCGGTCTTGGCCCGCTCCATCATCTCGCGCAGCAGTTTGATCCGCTTGGGCGTCGTGGTCAGCAGGACCTGGGGAGTCTCCCCGTTGGGACCCTCGAGACGAGTGCCGAACAGCAGGTTGTCCCAAGCGTTCAGCCCGGAGTCGTCCGGTCTAAGGTCCCAGGCCGCGACCTCGTCGGCCCA